TGATCGCGGACAACTTCAGCAGCACCAACGCGGCCATCGACGTCCATCAGGACAGCCCATACGCGCAGTACACCCGAAGTGTCGGGGGTGGTGCCCAAGCACAGCAGGTCCAGGGTGTCAGCGGTACCGCCAACAATAACCGGGCCAGCAGTTGCCAGGGTTGCGTAGTCACCAGCCGACGCAGCAGTCACGGTAAAGCCATCGACAAAAGCGTCAACGTCACCACCAGTTACACCCAGGTCTACCGAGAAGGCAGTACCACCAGCAGGTGCAGTAGTAACTTCAACGCCAGCAGCCATGATAGCAGTGTTCGTCGGAACCGAGATAGCTTCGATAACGTCGTTGGTTGCCAGAGCGCCACCTTTGGCAGTCGCAGCAGCAGCCAGGTCGATATCAACGCTAACCAGGTAGGGTACAGGGCCAGCCGTACGGCCAGCGGTCGCGCCACCCGCTAGGGTAGTTACAGTAGCCATGATAATATCCTTTCTATGGCGTTAGGGGGTGACCCCAGAAACTCCAGGGTCAGCCTACTATTAAGCGAGGTTGTATTTCGCAGTTGCGATACCCTCGGGGCGTAGGATCTTACGACCATAGAGGTGCATACCGCGGACGATGTCTGCAAACGAGTCAGGGTCACGGTAGGTTTCGGTCTTATTGATCTGCTCCGCAGTTGCAACAGCCGAGTCGTGGCCAGCAACAATCACACCATAGTCAGTGTTCTGGTGTGCAGTACCAGTGGTTGCAGGGCCAGTGCCAACGCTGGGCAGGTTGTTCGAAACATACACACGGAAGCCGTTCCACTTGGGAATGACCAGACCGTTGCGCAGGGCACCCGAGTCACCGAAGTCTGCGTTCAGGAAGCGGCTATCTTCGTCAGCCAGAACTTCCATCATCACGGGGTCGATAACGATCCAGCGACCATCCTTGTCAACGTTCTGCTGGTCCAGCAGGCGTGCCATACGGTTGATCAACATGACAGGCGACACATAAGCGGTCGGCAGGGCAGTTGCACCGGGCAGACGGGCAGCAACAGGGATCGAGTGATCGCCAGCGGAGCCAGTGGTAATGTTACCAAAGTCGCCCTTTTTCAGCTTCATGCTCGACAGCAGTTCGTCCGAACCAGCAGTGTCAACGGCTTTGGTGCCATTAACCTGGTCGTTCACGGTGTCTGCTGCGCCATGCAGAGCCGACTGTTTGTAGCCCGACAGGTAGCCCAGGACTTCCTGGTCATGCTGGTCGGCCAGACGGTATGCGGCACGGTTGGTTGCCAGGTCCATAAAGTTGACGTGCGAGTGTGCTTCCTCGATGTCGTCGATCTTGAAGGCAAAGTAGTTAGCCTTGTCGATCACCAGCGAGAAGTCCTCGTCGTCCAGATCCTGGGCCGAGATCTGAGTGCCGCGTGCATACGACGACACCGAAATTTCAGGCTCTTTAATGATCTTCACGGTGTCACCCTGTGCAGAGATCTCACCGAAGTAGTCAGAGTTAGTGATATCACCAACGACGGTTTTCTTGCGGAATGCAAGCTGTACTTTTTTCGAATAGATTACCGAAGAAAAGTTACCATTAGGCAGGTTGCCCCAGCCAGTTGCAGAAGTAAAAGCCATCGTAGTATCTCCTATATTGATTGGCTTAAAAAGAGACCCATAAGGGCCGTTCGGTTTTAAGCTCACTTCAATCAACAAAAGAGGCTGTAGTTTTCTAGGGTGCGTCAGAGTGAGCTTGGCGGGCTACACCAGGACGGGCCTATACTTTACAGGTAGGTCTTTCAGATTTAAGTTGCTTGGGCGGAGCTACAGAAAGGGTTGTCCTTTTCAGGGGCCTTGTATGTAGCTCCTACGTAACCTATCAGCGACGTTGCGAAACGTCATATACGAACTTGCCGGTCCGCATTGCATCCTGGATACGATCGTAGTTCTCAGCGAACTGTGCATCGGTCATCTTAGCGACATCCGATTCCTTAATCATGCCTTCAGAGCCATGGGCGTCCACCTTGGACCGTTGGCCCTTGGACACTGATTTGGCGGCATCTTTAGCCTTATCCCTCTTGGCGGCTGGCGTCTGGCCGTTGTCCACCTTGTAGAGATCAATCACCCGAATCACTGAGTCGGGATCATCGGCGTTCTCGTAAAGTGCCTCGCGGACCCACTTGGGCTGATCTTCAACCCAGTTGTGGAAACCGTCTGAGTCCCGGAGTTCATCGAAATCCGAGTGCGCCTTACGAATCTTGTTCTCAGCCTTGGTACGTTCAGCCTCGTACTTAGCCTCATCAATCTCACGCAAACGAGCGTCCGCCTTGGAGAACTTCTCCTCAGCTTTCTTCTCTGCAATACGCTCAACGATTGAAGCTACATCCGGGTACTTTTTAGCCCAGGCCTCGATATCCTCGTCAGACTTGGGGGGTCGAACCTGACTACCCTCAAGCCGAGCTTCCAGAGCCTCTAGGCGCTCTTTCCACTCTTTCTCCTTCTCGGACATGTGACGGCGGAGATCTCCGTAGCGCTTTTTGAATGACTTTTCCTCGGCAGTTAGCCGGGAGTCATCATCATCGCTAGACTCTTGAGTCTCAACGACATCGTCACCATCGTCCTCATCCTCATCCACTTGGGGCTCTTCTTCAGCCTCATTGGCCTGAGGGTTTTGTTTCTTCATGAGCTCTTCGAGTTCTTTTTCGTCATTCTCGAGTCGCTTCTGCTTTGCACTGTAG